TGGAGGTGCTGGTGGTTCTGGTGGTGGCGGTGCTGGAACTGGAAGCGGTGGCGCAAGTTCAGGAACTGCAAACACAGGTGGTGACGGCGGCGGAAGTGGAACAGGTGGTAGTGGTGGTTCTGGTGGATCTGGAATTGTAATTATTGCTTATCCAAGTTCATATCCAGATATAACAAGTATTGGTGCAGGATTAACATATACAAAAGACACTTCTTCAAGAAGTGGATATAAAGTTTATTCATTTACAGCAGGAACAGGTTCGGTGACATTCTAATGGGACACTATGCATTTTTAGATGAAAACAACATCGTTACAGAAGTAATTACTGGAAAAGATGAAAATGAAGTTGTAGAAGGTATTTCTGATTGGGAAACTTACTATGGTGAATTCCGTGGTCAGGTTTGTAAAAGAACTTCTTATAATACATATCACAATGAACATAAATTAGGCGGTACACCATTTAGAAAAAACTATGCAGGCATTGGCTATACGTATGACGAAAAAAATGATGCTTTTATACCACCAAAACCATTTCCATCATGGATTTTAGATACAACAATTTTTGATTGGATTTCTCCAGTTCCATATCCAGAAGATGGTGGTCTTTATATTTGGGATGAAGTAACACAATCTTGGATTGATTTTCAATAAATATTAAAAAAATAACCCCCAAGGCATAAAGCCAAGGGGGTATTTTTATTTCCAATTATTTATTAGGAAATTTATTTAACCATTTATTCGCAGCACCAGTTTTTATTGATGACCATGAACTCCAGTCTTCTCCGCCTTTAGTCATGTGAAACACGGCTTCTGCGTTTTTAACTGGGCTAAATAGTTCAGCATTTAAATCAAGATCAAGTTTATCCCTACGATCTGGACCTAAAGTTCCAAGCATGTTAATCTGAAAGATACCATAAGAGGAATCTCCAGTCTTGGTGTTTCCATTAAAAGCAAATGGACGACCATTGGATTCAGCCTTAGCAACTGCCCAAGCAGTTCTTAGACCTTTTCCAGTGAACCCTACTGCCTTAAGTAATTCAACCAACTGGCTGTCAGTCAAACTTGTCGCATTTTCATACTTAGTAAGTATTTCTTTATTTTTATCCTTAGAAAGCAGAAAAGCCACCTTTGGGGTGGCAAGAGAAACTGCTCCCTTTTTAGATAAATTATTACTAGCAGCATTACTTGGAATAGCCCCCAAAATAGAGACCAAAACAAATGTGCAACTAATTACCCCTACAAGCATTTTATTGTTATTCAAGTTTTTCCTCCTAAAATGCATATAGCACCATAACAGTGCTATAGCACTAGTATAACATAAATATTACCCGCAAGTCAAGTTACGTGAAGTGATATAATATAATAACTATGGCATCAGGTGAAACAACAATATATGATATTCCTTACCCTGTCAATTCTGACCCAGTAGATGTTGCTGGAGATATTCAAGCATTAGCAGAGCGTATAGAGGTTATTTTACCTACTATTGGTTTGCCTTATCATACTATTGAAGTTACAAATGATAGTGGTGTAACAATAAATAAAGCAGATCCAGTTTATATTTCTTCATATAATTCTACAAGTGGTAAGCCCGAAGTTACAAAATCACAAGCAAGTGATATAACAACATTTCCAGTAATAGGATTAGCACAAGCATCAATTGGAAATGGTAGCGATGGTGTAGTAGTTATTTCTGGTGTGTTTACAGGAGTTGATACTTCTACATATACCGCTGGAGATACACTATATGTTGGATCAAGCGGTGGTCTGACTGCAACGCAACCAATTACAGCAACAACAAACTCAGGTGTAGTCGGAGTTGTTTCAAAAGCAAATGTTAATGGAACTATTTTAGTTGGTTCATTTAAAGGTAATGGCACTTGGGGATCTATGAAAGCAGGGTTAGCATAATGGCACAATATCGAAATCAGTCACCATATCAAATTGGCTCTATACCACCACAATCCGTATGGACAATTGTTAGAGGAGATACGGCATCTTTTAAAATGTATGTACAGGATGACTCTGGAAATCCTTTGGTAATTCCTGATTGGACAATTAAAATGGATTTTTATAGAGAAGGCGCAACAAGCAATCCAGTTCTTGAAGTATTTCCAGAAGCAGATCCAGATGACGGTAGCGGTGAGTTTACAGTATTTTTAGAATCTTCTGAAACAGAGATTTTACAAACTGAAGACCAGTTTGATATTCAAATGTCTCTACCATTAGATGAGGTAGTTTGGACAGTTTTGCAGGGTACCGTAACAATGGTAGAGGATATCACTGACTAATGGCAACAGCCACTGTTATTAATACAGACAGTCAAAGGGTTGTTGAAATTAACCCTACCTGTAAAAATAGAGAATCTATTGTTTTATATGAACTTCCTTTTAAA